CGGGGATATTGCAGGCGGAATGATTACTTATGATGAAGCTGAAAATCCGATAGAATCTATTTTAGAGGGAAAAATCATTTTCCGGACAAAGATTGCTTTCTGGACGCCGGCGCAATATATCTTAAATAAGATTGAATTTGACCCGACAATTCTTAAAACGGCGTTAGGAGGGGAATAAATGCAATTTACAAATATGATTATACCAGAAGTGCTGAATGGTTATAACGTTTATGATGGGGATGGAGATGAACTTATTGGCATTACGGAAGATATGTCTATCGCTGAACTTGCATCAAAAGTTGCTATAATTTCTGGTGCAGGGATTCCGGGTTCGTATGAAGTACCGGTATTAGGGCACTTGGAACCTATTACACAGGAGCTTCCGTTTCGTTTGCTTTACCGCCCGGTGCTTACGATGGCAAATCCATTAAAGCCTGTTCGTTTAAATGTGCGTGGAGCTATTCAGGTGACAAATAAATCTACACAGATTTCTGATTTGGCAGGATTTCGCTATGTTGTGGGTGGACGATGCAAAAATATCAGTGGAGGAAATTTAAAGCCAGGTGATGTTATGGGCAGCAAAATCAGTATTGCAGCCACTTATGTTTTATTTGAAATTGACGGAGAAAAACTAATTGAAGTGGATAAACTTAATAGCATTTACCGGATTGATGGTGTGGACTTGATGGAACGTGTTCGCCGATTATGTTAGGAGGATTAAAGTGGAAGAAAATAAAGAGAAAAGATTAGTTTTATATCTGAATGACCCATTTCTGTTTGATGATCAAGAGATTAAAGAAATTGATATGGAAGGGCTTGTAGATTTGACGGCAGCGGATTTATGTTTACTTGATCAGATGATGCTGGCAAAGGGGTATACCGGAACCAGGATGGATGCCAGCAGACAGTATGCGCTTTTGGTAGCAGCGAAAATTAACCATAAGCCTTATGAATTCTGTGACCGCATGAAAGCCCGGGATTCCATACGATTAAGGGATATGGTGACAGCTTTTTTTTACGCGAAGGGCTGACCAGGATCTGCCTAGAAGATATTCGGGACTGTATTACAATTATGGCAATAATAACAAATACAGGAATGGATTTCTTTTATCATATATCATTAAAAGAACTTCTGCAGATAGTAAAGTCGGTAAAACGTGTAAAAGATAAAAGAAAGAAGTAAGATGCAGGAATGGCAAATAAAAAAGAATATGAACTGGCAATAAAGATTGCAGGCATGGTTGATTCTTCTCTTGGCTCTTCCTGCAATCTTACAAAAAAGCAGCTGAAGGAGATTGCCAGAAACGCAGCAGATGCAAATAAAAACAGTATAAGCTTTAGTGATGCCATGAATAAGGCCGGCCCAGGAATTGATGCTGCATGGGCTGGTGTTAAGCGAACGGTATTGACAACTGTGGAAGCTATGGCAGCAGCAGGAGCAGCAGTAACGGCCATCGGGGCAGCAAGTGTCAATGTGGGAAAAGAATTTGAATCGGCAATGTCTTCCTGGTCAGCTACGGCCTCAGCAAGTAATGAGGATTATATGAAGGCCAGAGAAGCTGCTCTGGAAATGGGAAGAAGTACATCAAAGACAGCAACAGAATCCGCCAATGCACTGGAATATATGGCGCTGGCTGGTTGGAGTGCTGAAGAATCGATTGCGGGGCTTCCGGGAATCTTACGGTTATCAGAAGCAACCGGTCTGGATTTGGCAAGGACTTCCGATTTGGTAACCGATTCGATGTCTGCCCTGGGACTTGAAGTAAAAGATCTGGAAGGATATTTGGATGTTGCCGCAAAAGCGAATAATAAGTCAAATCAGACTGCAGAACAATTAATGGAAGCGTACTTAGGCGTAGGCGGAACAATGAAAAATCTGCGGATACCTATTCAGGAATCAGCAGCAGCACTGGGAGTAATGGCAAACCGTGGTATTAAAGGTTCAGAAGCGGGCAATGCATTAAATGCAGTGATGATTAACCTGACAACGGGAACAGGACAAGCCGGGAAGATGATGGGAAAGCTTGGTATTTCCGCATTTGATTCAAAGGGCAGGTTTATTGGATTACAGGAAACACTGAAAGAGGTAAATAATGCCCTGACAGCGCTGGGAGATAATGAAGAAGCCAAAAATGCAGCCTTAGCAGCTATTGGTGGAAAGCAGCATGTAGATGCACTAAATGACCTTTTGTCGGGGTTAAATACTCTGGATGAAAATGGAGTAAATGAGTGGGACAGACTGGTTGACGATTTATATAAAGCAGATGGTGCATTAGAGCAGATGGCGGCTACAAAGCTGGATAATCTGGAAGGGGATCTGGCGATTTTGCAGTCAGCTCTGGCCGATACAGGTATTGGGATCTATGACAATTTAAAAGAACCTTTGCGGGAAGCGACAAAGTTTGCTACATCGGCAATTTATCAGTTTTCGGATACAATTGTAGATGGTTTGGAAGAAACAATTCCAACACTTAGGCGAAATGTTTTGGATGCAAAAGATGCAGTGGAAGAATTTGCTGGGCCGTTTCTGTCCGTTGGCGGGTGGATGTTAGAGAATCCGGATGTGATTGCCGGAGGGCTTGCGGCAATTGGAACGACAATAGCTACTCTTAAAGTAGTGAAAACGATAAATGATACAGCATCAGCAATGAACGCGCTTAGAGTAGCAATGATGAGCAATCCGGTTACGGCAGCGATAGGAGTGGCTGCATTGGCTGGCGGGGCTGTTGGCGGGGTAAGCGCGAAAGTAAAAATGGCTAACGCTGGAATGAAAAGGCTAACGCTGAACTGAAAAGGCAGAACCTGGCAGAGCATTTCGGAGAGATTAGTTTGTCTTTAGAGGAATTGGAGGAGGCGGCAGGGCAGGTTATAGGAAGCGGCAGATTGGAGCGATTAAATCAGGCGATTGAGGAAATGGGAAAGGTTAAAAATATCGCTGAGGGCTTAGAAAAAAGTTATGATGCTGTTGATAAGTTGACCTGGAAGATCGGTGTAGGTTTTTCTTTAAATGAATCTGAACAGACTGACTTTTCGAATGCGATTGATGCGATGATTCAAGATTCGCTTAGTCTTGTGGAACAGTCACAGTATACCGCACATTTAAGTGTAAATGCTTTATTTGGCGAGGAAAGTGAAACGGGTAATGAGATTTTATCAGGATTGGATTATACATATACTTCTATTCATGCCGAAGTAAGCGCATTAGGCGCACAGCTGGGGGAGGCTTATGCTTCAGCTATGACGGATCAGATGATTAGCCAGGATGAAGCAGTGCGAATTCAGGGATTGCAGGAAAGCTTGGCTAAAATAACAAGAGAAGTTTCACAGGCGCAATTTGATGCAAAGCTTCAAAGAATTGAAATGCAATTTTCCGGGCAATCACTGAATGCAGAGAGTTTTCGAAATCTTCAAGAGGAAATTAAACAGCAATTGAATGAAGCCAGTATTTCTTTATCACAATCTACGGAATGGACACTTTCAGGGTTAAATCTTAGGTTGGAACGAGGAGAAATTTCACCGGAAGAATTTGAAAAGCAAAGAGAAGAAATTCAGGCACAATTTGAACAGCAGCAAATGGAGATCGAGTTAAAAGGAATGACTTTCTCCACGCAGTCCATTCAGGATGCCTATGTTGACACATTTAGTCAAATGTCTGCCAGTATAGAGGAAGGTGCTGAATCTGCATTAAGAGATGCGATTCAGACCATGCAGGCAGGAGGGGGTGTGGATGTTGCCTGGGATCCAAAACTTATCCAGAAAGCGATGGGAATTGATGAACTTGATAAAAGCACGAAAGATGCCATGGCTGAATTGTGGAAAGGGATGGAACCAGATTATAAAGCTTTACAGGAAAAAGCAAATGAATATCTGGAAGCCGGGAAGAGTATTCCGCAGGCATTAGCAGACGGGTTAAATGATGCTTCGGTAATTGGAGCAATTGCCGGGGATCAGGATGCGCTTTGGCAGTTACTTGCAAGTTCAGCGGACGGTAATCCAGAATACGAAGCAGCCCTTAAGGCGGCAGAAGAAGCGGGCTATGCGTTACCTGAATCGGTAGCCGCAGGAATTAGTAACAATACAGCAGCCATTGAATCTTCGATAGATGAATCTTATCGATTGACTTATCAATATTTGAAGGAACAATTTTCCGAATTTAATATAGATTCAGTAATTAATGTGAATTTTAGAACAAATACAACTGGAACCGAAGTAGTAGCCCCTTATGCAAATCCACAACCAGTAAAACATGCCCTTGGTGGTATTTTTGATCAGCCGCATTTTGGCCTGTTTGCAGAAGAAGGGCCAGAAGCAATTATCCCGATTGATAAGAGTGAACGGTCTGCTTCTATCTGGGTGGAAACCGGTCAGGCGCTGGGGTTACTGGAACAAAGTGGAAGTGAGAGCTGGCGACCTTACGGAAGCCTTGGACAGGAAGAACAAAATGGAAGTGAGAGCTGGCGGCCTTATGGAAGTCTTGGACAGGAAGAACAAGATGGAAGTGAAAGTTGGCGGCCTTATGG